ATGGATGTAAAACGCATCCTGTACCACCTTCCGCTTTACACTTTCCGCCCAGCTTTCATCCCAGCGGTCCACCGAAAACGCCCAGGCGAGATAAGGCAGAAAGCCGATCGGACAGGTGGCCGGGTTCCACAGATCACGCAACGGCACATCCAGCCCGGAAATGCCGCTGCACGCTTCAGCCAGACGGCGCTCCAGCGCTGAGGAGCCGGGCGGTAACAGGCTGCTGTTCAGGCTCATGCGTTCACCTCATCATCCGCCACCGTGACCAGCACTGACGTGCAGTTCCCGGCCTGAGTGCGGTCCATGATGATGTCCGCTGCCGGTTCAGTGATTTCCACCCAGTCCACACCGGCCACGCGTAACACTGCCCCGTAGGACTCACGGCGAACGCTGCGCCCCAGCTTTTTCTGGTCAGCAATATAGGCCGTCATCGCGGCGTTCGCCGCCTCCAGGCAGGGACCGGCAGCCACGCCATCGAACAGGTGCAGCGTGGCCTCCACGCGGTAATCGAATATCTCTGCACCCTGAACGGTCACGCGGTCCGCCACAGGACGCACGCTTTCGGCGTTAAGTGCAGTGTCCACTACAGTCAGCAAATCATCAGCCGCGTTACCGTCGTCCTCCCGGCTTAACACAGTGATCACCACTTCAGCCGGGGCCGGGCTGGTTGCGGACACGTCCAGCACGCGCCCGTCGGCGCTGCGGGCGTGAAACTCATAAGCTGCCGTCGGACCGGCCACCGACAGCCCCTCAAAGGCAGCGGGCACCCGCAGGCGTAGGGCGTCATCCGATTCCATCACTGCATCCACCGGCGGCACTGCTTCGGTGTCGGCAGGTGTCACGGTGAGGCGCTCCACGTTATAAGCGGCGGCCAGCTGGTCCAAATCGCTGCTGAGTGCGTAGGCCACCATCACGGCCTGTGCCGCTTCGTTGACGCGCTGGCGCAGCAGGATTTCCCGGTAGGCGCTTTCCTGGAGGATTTTCACCATCGGATCAGATTCCAGCGCCAGCACGCGGCGGATTTCCGCCTGCTCATCCGCCGGGTAGAGTGCGATCAGCGCCTCTTTGCGCTCAGTCAGCAGCGACTCAAATTCTGGCACCTCAATCACTTCCGGTGCGGGTAACTGTGAAAGGTCAATTACTGCCACTGCTTACCCCCGTTGAAATGGACATAGACACCGGCGAGCCATCGGCCCGCTGACCGGTCAGCTCGACCACCATTGAGCCGTCAAAGTCGCTGGTGATATTCACTGAGTCCAGGCGCACGCGCGGTTCCCAGCGACTCAGTGCGGTGTAGGTTGCCGCCATCACCTGGAGGCGCGTCACCTCGTTTTGTGGCTGGTCAATCAGCACTGAAAGCAGAGAGCCGTATTCACGCCGGGCGATGCGGCTGCCTTCCGGGGTGATCAGAATGTCGCGCATGGACTGGCGGATGTGGTCGATGTCGGTGATGGCTTCACCGGTCAGCCGGTTCATACCGATATACATGGTCATTGCGGGCCACCTGTCAGACTGCCGCCACGCTCCACGCCGTCGTGTTTGTGTGCATCGACCACCACGCCGTTTGAACTCATCTGGCCGCCGCCCTGCGTTATGTTGCCGTTCATCACGGTGTCGCTGTTAATCTGCGTCTGGTCCGCAGACACGCCAAACTGGCCCGTTTTGAACTGAATGCCGTCCTCCGCTTCAATCAGGACGCTTTTGATGTTTTTAATCAGCAGCTGGCCGGTTTCCGGTTCGTACTGAAACCAGCCGCCATCCTGAAACACGGTGGTGCTGCCGTTCTCTGAAGTGTCCGGCGGCGGGAAGGCATCGGAATAAATGGCGGGGAGCGCAAAGGCGGTTTCCAGATTGCCGCCGAGGCTCAGCAGCACAACCTGCTCGCCCACGGTGGGTTTCCACCAGGTGCGGGTATTCCCGGCGCGACAGGTGAGCCAGTTGATCCAGTTGGTTTCAAGGTCGCCCGTTTTCACCCGGCAAAGCCATTTGTCCTTATCCACTGCCGAGACGGTCCCGGTGCGGATCAGGTTGGTGATGAGGCGCATGATTTCGGTGAGTTTTTCGTTCATGGTCTGAGAGTGTCACTAAGGCAGGTGCCGGGCATCTGTCCGGCATTGTCTGATGAATGGCACAAAAGGAATTACTCTGTGAGCCAGCGCAGCAGCGTCTCCTGCACTGTGTTTTCCACTTCGTTATTCAAGCCCAGCAAGGGGCGCTCCGTATATATCACCTCAGTGCCGCGCCGGTTTACCCGGTCCCGCAGTCCGTAATGGTGGACACGGGCCAGCTTTTGCACCGCAGGTACAAAAGCGATTTCCGCTGCGTCAGAGGTTACCTGCGCCTTCAGGTATTTGGTGGTTTTCAGCTTCGCAAACATCTTACGGCGGATACGACCCTTTTTACTGCGGGCAGTGACTCGCCTCGGCTCCCATGCTGTCCCGTCCGGCGCGCGCTGTGCGGTTATATTGGCCTGCTGAATGCGGCGCACATCGCGTGCCACTTCACGCAGCATCTTTGTCCTGGCCGCCGGTTCCAGTTGCGCCAGCAACGCATCCAGCCAGGCATCCACTTTATGAAGTTCAGCCACGTTTCACCGTCCAGAACTCTTCGGGTACTTCCGGTTCATCGACTGCCGCAACCTGCATAGTGCCATCCACCTCGCGGGCGATCACCCGCTCTGTCAGTTTCAGGTTCAGGCTAAGATCACAACGGTCATTGCCTAGAATATCCACCTCAAACGTGAACAACTTTTCGCGTTCGGCGTCGTTCTGCAACGCATCCGGCTGGTTGTCGCGCAGCCAGAACAGGATCGGAGCCATCAACAGATTCTGGTCCCCGCTGAAGTCCGTTATCACCACATTCAGCGTGTAGCGGTATTCCCATGATATTGACGCGGCAGAGGTAGCGACCAGCGAACCGTTATCCACGAACAGGTGCAGCCTGTCCGGGTTATCCGCAACATACTTAACGGCCTTAGTCAGGGCGCTGCGCAAGGACTGCGGCTTGTTCATCGTCTTTTTCCTGGCAGTTCACAATGGTGTCCACCTTGTCGGCGCAGTTCGCCCAGGCGGCCTCGGTTTCATCCAGCAAAGTGTTCAGGTCGCCGTTACTGCGCGGGCCTGCCTGTTCCAGGCGGCACCGGGTGATTTTGGGACAGCCACTCACGGTAAGACTCACCTCCGGTGAGGGCCGGTCGCTGCCGCAGCCGGATAACAGCATCAGGCAGAGGGGCATCAGCCCAGCGGCGTAGCTCGTCATTTTCACGTTTCAGTTCCTCTATGGTGCGCAGCCGGTCACGCAGTAATGTGCTGTTCTGCTCTGCTGCGGCATAAAGCTGCGTCTGCGCCCGGCTGCTGGTCTGCGTCAGGATGTTCAGTGCAATCAGCTGGCCGTTTTTCTGGCTCAATTTTTTTCTCTGGTCTGCAATTGTGGTCTGCTGCGTGTCTAATTTGTTGCGGGCGGCACTCAGCCGCCACGACTGAACACCCAGCGCGGCCACTGCCGCCAACAAAACCAGTAGCGCAAAAGCCAGCAGGCGATTCATGCTGTAACCGTCTCCGCCAGCTCACCGCGCAGCAGGTTAAACACCACGACAGCAAGCAGATAAAACACCAGGGTGATAATCCAACCGGAAAAGGCCAGCGTCATAACAATCAGCAGTTTAATTACCCAGCCGCATATCCTGTCTGCTGCTCGGTTGTTACCGGCAACGAAAAATTTGCGCAGTGCATCCTTGAGTTTCTGGCGTGCTTCGCCTTCAGCAAACAGCACCAGAGCGCTACAGGCGGCCAGTGCACCGGTAATGATGTTCAGCAGCCAGGTGATGGCAACGACCACATGCACCGCCACACCGCCAGGGTTAAACAGCCCGGCCAGCAGCACGGCAATAAAAATAAGGCCCACTACCTGACTCAGTTTTTTATCTTTCATCGTTCACACTCCTTTAAGGCACCATGCCAGTTCACGTTGACGCCGGTTATCCAGCCCCTGATTAAACACACCCAGCACATACACCCATCGGGGCAACTGATAACACGCATCCCGCCATCGACCCTTCTTCAGCAGTGCCACCATCGTGGAGCCGCACACGTTGCCGGTGCCGACGTTGAACGCCAGCGACACCAGCGCGTCATAAACCTGCTGTGGCATAGTGACCGCCACGCAGCGCGCCAGTGCCGCCTCAACGCGTAACACGTTGGTGATGAAGTTCCCCGCCGCCTGCCGTTCAGTGATGCTTTTGCCCGGAACCACGCCGGACGTGTTGCCGATACCGTCGGTCCATTTACCCGCGTCGCACTGGTACGGCTTCAGGCGGCAACCCTCGGCGTCGGCAATGAGTTTCAGCCCCTCCACTGAGGTGTGCAGCTGCTGAAATCCCGGCAGCGTGGCGGCGATGGCCAGCACCGCTCCGACAGCACATCGCTTAACGGTTTGCAGATTCATAGTCCTCCCGTGTGATGCGCCCGCGCGCCAGTAACTGATAAGTTTTGTGCTTGTAGTACCAGCTGATAAGCGCCATCAGCAGACCGATAAACACCCCGGCCACGGTGGACACGTCCTTCAGGTCCAGTCCACCCAGCCACGCCATCACCACCGCAATGCACCAGGTGATAAAGGTGCTGATTTTTTCCCACATAGTTCAGTCCCAAAGCTGGACGGCCTGCACGGCGGCCGCCATTGTCACGTCCGGCAGCTCCACCTCCAGCCCGTGCGGAAGGATCGGACCGTGTTCCGCCAGCCCCGGATTTGCCTGTAACACCTGTTCGGTCATGCCCTGCGTGCGCCCGTAGTGACGCCAGCAGAGTGCGTCCAGCGTGTCGTACTGTTGCGCACGCACTTTCATCAGATAAGCTCTACCGTGCAGTGCGGCAGGTTCTGCACGCGGCTGATGGCCCAGCGGGCATCCCGCCACAGGTCGCCGGTGGCGTCCGCCAGCTCATCACCCCGCTTAACGGCGGCAGCGGTGGCGTCATAGTCCTGATAGCGTTCATTGAGCACGGCACGGGTCCAGCACCACACCGCATTCTGGTAGTGATGCAGGCGGGCACTTTCCCCGGCCAGCTTCTCGCCCGGCACGTCGGCAAGCTGGTTGTAACCGGCCAGCTCCTGACGCTCCCGCCACAGATACAGCTCGGCGTTCACTTCCGACATGGCGGTGAGTACGACCTGTTTCAGACGCTCCGGCGTCACGGTGCCGTCAACGCGCATGGCACTGCGGAATTTCGCCAGATCAACATCCGGCCAGAATGAGTTATTGGGGATAATTTCGGGCGTATCCTGCGCCTGCTCCGCCGCAACGAATTTCATTGCTGTGTTTCTCCTGAATAGGTGGGCGGTGGACGGGGTTTTGATACGGCGCTGCCTGCCGCCACCCCGTGCCGCCCCGCGCGTGGGCACGTCCGGTTATCAGCTGGCGTTACGGATTTTCCGCTCCAGCTGCTCAATTTCTTTTTTCACACCGCATTTCTCATCCAGTTGCAGGGCGCGGCGTAAGTGATTCAGTGCGGATACGGGCTGCGATTCGGTCAGAACGTTGCCAATGGACTTATGCAGACGGGCGCGTGACTGGTCCGGCATATCCAGCGAACCAATCGCATCCAGCGTCTGCATCAGCAGTTCAGCATCAAAGGGGGTATCCGTCAGAATGGCGTTCTTTGCGGCGTCGGCCATTTCCTCGGCCAGCAGCGTCGGCACGTTGCGGTTAAAGCCCTGCGGCATCACCCATCCGTATTTAATGGCATGGCGGCCAATTGCCAGCGCACCGCCGTAATCACCGGCATCAATGCGCCACAGCATTACGTACATCAGCACGTCGTCCTGTTGTGCGCCGTCGGCGGCCAGCACGCCTTCCACCCAGGCGGCGTATTTCGGCAGCACTTCCACTTTGATTTCGGCCTTTTTGACCGTGGACTGGATGCCCTTGAGGCGGCGGCGGTCTTCCGTCAGCTGCAACAGCATCAGCTCATAGCCGGACGCGTGGCGGGCAGAGCCGCCCATACGGGCGGACTGCTCGGCCTGAACGCGCTGGCGGTGCTGCCGTGCGGGACTCAGGCTCATGCGTTACTCTCCGGTTTCGGCTGGCGCGGCTTCGGTGAAGTCACCAAAGGTGATGTTCTCGACCAGTGCGGCACAGCGATAGTCTTCAATCACATAGGCTTCGTTGACCGACTCAAAGTTTTCGATGCGATCACGCTTCGGATTGTCGATAACGGAGCGGCGGCGGGTGTCTTCCTGCCAGTAGATGGACAGGTTATCCAGACGGGTGATCATCAGGGCATTGGCCGGGAAGAACGGCGCACGCACCGCCTGCAAGCCACCCATGCGTTTCTGGCTGATGATCATATCGGCGGCCAGCTTCTCGCTGTTGTCCTGCTCCTTGTTGACCAGCGGGAAATATTTGTCAGACAGCAGTTCACGTCCGCAGATAACCACCAGTTCGTCATCGTCCTGGAACACTTCATCAATCAGTTCGTTAACAGCATCCATCACCAGCGCATCCAGGTTGATGTATTTGCCGCCTTTACCAACTTTCACTTCGACCTGTGTGGTGGTGCCATCTTCAGCGGTGGCGCTACCCATGACGTTTTCCGGCTTGTCTTCGCGCAGCTTCTGCAACCAGCCTTTGTTGACGTCCTGCAATAAAGGGTTAGCGGTACGGTTCGATGTTTTGGCGCGCTGCACACCGTTAAAGCCGATCATGATGCGATCCAGTGCCTGGCGTTTCACGATGGCGTTACGGATGCGGGTCTGGAAGTCCTGGAACTTCGCCCACATATCCAGCTTGGCGTAAGTGATCGCCGTATCGAAGTTGGTCTGCTCGCACTTGTATTCCACGCCGGACATCTGCGTGGGATCGGTGGGTTCGCGGTCTTTGGCGGTGGTGTCGGTGGTTCCGGCAATGGTGCCGCCCACACCGAGGCCCAGCAGCTGGCCGGACTGCTCCGGCACGCCGACCACGTTCACCTGCGTCAGGAACGCGGCGGACTGCTGAATGGTGTCCTCCAGCGTCTGCGCCACCGCCGGGTCCACGTTGAATTTACTCGACAGTTCCTCAACCGGTACGCCGTTGAGTAATGCCAGCTGCGTCAGGTAAGCGTTAAACGCAAAGCGGGTGTTCTTTTTCATGGGGTTTGCTGCTCCTTTAGCAGTTGGTCAGGTGTTCGGCTGGCGTATCGCCACCCGTTGCGCGCTGGCGGAAGTCCTTGCGGCCGTCTTCGCGTTCCAGCTGCGTTTTCATTTCGCTGAACGCCTCGCGCTGCGCTTTCAGTTCGCCTTCCAGCTGATTCAGATGTTCCGCCTGCCCGCCCAGCGTTTTGTCCGTGCGGGTGCTGTACTCCTGCTGCTCGCTGGCAATCAGCTCAACCGCCTGATGCACGTCGTTAAAACGCGCGTCCTCTGACTGCTGCTGTTTGCTGAACATGGCTTTGATGCGGGTAAACAGGGCGGGCTTCTCGTCCTGCACGTCTTCCAGCTCGATCAGGGTTTCGGTGGCGGCGGTAAACAGGTTTTCCGGGTGCTGCTTACGCTTCGCCAGCGGGTTCTGCTCGGCCTTCGCGCTGAACGCCAGCATCTCGGTGCCGAGGCTTGCCGGGTCATCGGTGGCAGCCAGGCCAACCAGATAGGCTTTGCCGGTGTCGGCAAATTTGGTGCTGACTTCCATAGAGGTGAACAGCTTCTGGCCTTTCTTCACCAGCTCCACGAGAGAGTCCGTCGGCAGGATGTCGGCATACAGCGCCATTTTCCCGGCCAGCGGGCCGTCGGTGATTTCTTCAGCAACCAGCGCACTCACCGTGCCGTAACGGTTAAAGGTGCTGTCCGGTGCGTAGGACTTGAGGTGCTCCAGATTGATGGTTGCGGTATACACCTGCGGGTTGTAGGCGGCGGACATCTGCACCAGCCATTCGCGGGAAATTTCGCGCCCGTCCGTGGTGGCACCTTCCACCCCGATACGGAAGCGTTTTGCTTTTACTGTCATGAGCCAGGCTCCGTTGGAATAAGTCGTAAATCGCTTGAGAGCCTTATGTTTGCGGCTGGAGGGGTATCGAAACAACGCACGCGCGTTGTGCGGCAGACCACACAATGACGGGCAGCGGAAAAGGCTCCGGCGGGGCCGTATTTTGGGGCCATGACAACGACACTCGCCCCCGAAGACCTCGATCCCCGCAGGCAGGCCATGCTGCTGTACTTTCAGGGATACCGTATTGCCCGCATTGCTGAAATGCTGGGAGAGAAACCCGCAACCGTTCACAGCTGGAAAAAGCGCGATAAGTGGGGCGACTACGGCCCGCTGGATCAGATGCAGCTGACCACTGCTGCACGCTACTGCCAGCTGGTCATGAAGGAGACGAAAGAAGGGAAGGACTATAAGGAAATTGACCTGCTGGCGCGCCAGTCAGAACGGCACGCCCGCATCGGTAAATTTAACAACGGCGGAAACGAAGCGGACCTTAACCCGAAGGTGGCAAACCGCAACAGCGGACCCCGTAAGCCGCCGGAAAAGAATGTTTTCAGCGACGAACAGATCGAGAAACTCCAGGAGATTTTTCACGGTTCGATGTTCGGCTACCAGCGCCAGTGGTGGGATGCAGGCAATAAGCACCGCATCCGCAACGTGCTTAAATCCCGCCAGATTGGGGCCACCTACTACTTTGCCCGCGAAGCGCTGATTGATGCGCTGATCACCGGGCGCAACCAGATTTTCCTCTCCGCCAGTAAGGCACAGGCGCACGTTTTTAAACAGTACATTATTGAGTTCGCCAAAGAGGTGGATGTGGAGCTGAAAGGCGATCCGATGACACTCTTTAACGGCGCAGGCCTGTACTTCCTCGGCACCAACGCCCGTACCGCGCAGAGCTATCACGGCAACCTGTACCTGGATGAATATTTCTGGATACCGAAATTCCAGGAACTGCGCAAGGTGGCGTCCGGGATGGCGCTGCATAAGAAATGGAGACAGACCTATTTTTCCACGCCGTCGAGCCTGACGCACAGCGCCTATCCGTTCTGGTCTGGCGCGCTGTTCAACCGGGGGCGCGCCAAAGCCGACCGCGTGGACATCGACCTGACGCATCCGAACCTTGCACCAGGGCGATTCTGTGATGACGGCCAGTTTCGCCAGATTGTCACCGTGGAGGATGCGGTGCGCGGCGGATGTAACCTGTTTGACCTCGACCAGCTGCGCATGGAGTACAGCCCGCCGGAATACCAGAACCTGCTGATGTGCGAGTTTGTGGACGACCTCGCCTCGGTGTTCCCGCTGCAACTGTTGCAGAAATGCATGGTGGACAGCTGGGAGGTGTGGACCGATTTTGAGGCGCTGGCACTGCGCCCGTTCGGCTGGCGCGAGGTGTGGATCGGTTACGACCCGGCGAAAGGCACGCAGAACGGCGACAGTGCCGGATGTGTGGTTATCGCGCCGCCCTCCGTTCCGGGGGGCAAGTTCCGCATTCTGGAGCGTCACCAGTGGCGCGGAATGGACTTCCGCGCGCAGGCCGAGTCCATCCGCAAACTGACGCAGCAATACAACGTGACCTATATCGGCATCGACTCCACCGGCGTCGGCCTCGGCGTGTACGAGAATGTGAAACTCTTTTTCCCGGCGGTGAAAGAATTTGTCTATAACCCGAACGTCAAAAACGCCCTGGTGCTGAAGGCATTCGACATCATCAGCGGTGGGCGTCTGGAGTTTGACGCCGGACACCTCGACATCGCGCAGTCATTTATGGCAATCCGCCGCACCACCACGGCCAGCGGCAACCGGCCAACTTATGAAGCCAGCCGCAGCGAAGAAGCCAGCCACGCCGATTTGGCCTGGGCGACCATGCACGCGCTGGCAAACGAACCGCTACAGGGCGAAGCCGCCCACACCCGCAACATCATGGAGATTTTTTAAATGAGTAAACGCAGGAACCACACGCGCACGCAGCCCGTGCAGCAACAGCAGATGAACGGCGGCGCGGCAGCAGAGGCGTTTACCTTCGGTGATCCTGTGCCGGTACTGGACCGCCGCGAACTGCTGGACTATGTGGAATGCGTGGTCATGGACAGGTGGTATGAACCGCCGGTGAGTTTTGACGGGCTGGCGCGCACGTTCCGCGCCGCCGTGCATCACAGTTCGCCCATCAATGTGAAGCGAAATATTCTCACCAGTACCTTTATCCCTCACCCGCTGCTAAGTCAGCAGGCGTTTAGCCGTTTTGTGCAGGATTACCTGGTGTTTGGTAATGCCTACCTGGAGAAGCGCACCAACCGGCTCGGCGGCGTGCTGTCGCTGGAGCCATCCCTGGCGAAGTTCACCCGACGGGGCACGGATTTAGATACTTACTGGTTTGTGCAGTATGGGCTTAACACACAGCCTTATGAGTTTACGAAAGGCAGCGTGTTTCACCTGATGGAGCCGGACCTTAATCAGGAAGTGTACGGCCTGCCGGAATACCTGTCGGCCATCCCCTCCACCCTGTTAAACGAGTCAGCTACGCTGTTCCGCCGTAAGTATTACCTCAACGGGAGCCACGCCGGTTTTATCATGTACATGACCGATGCGGCGCAGAATCAGGAAGACGTGGACAACATCCGCAAGGCCATGAAAAGCGCCAAAGGGCCGGGTAATTTCCGCAACTTGTTTATGTACTCGCCAAGTGGGAAAAAGGATGGCATTCAAATAATCCCATTGTCAGAGGTTGCGGCCAAAGATGAGTTTTTGAACATCAAGAATGTGAGCCGGGATGACATGCTGGCAGCGCACCGCGTGCCACCGCAGATGATGGGGATTATCCCCAACAATACAGGCGGATTCGGTGACGTGGAGAAGGCCAGCCGCGTGTTTGTTCGTAATGAACTGCGCCCTCTGCAAAAACGATTTGAAGAGCTAAACATTTGGCTTGAGGATGATATTATTAAGTTCGATGATTATAAACTTGGATGAAAAAGGACCTCGCGGCCCTTCAGTGCTTGTTAGCTAATTTGAGAAGTGGCTCATGCCATTTCTCATTTAAATCATCAATCTCGAAGTCACCGTCTGTTATTAGCCATTTATAAACCAACGCCAATAAATCAGATTTTAAAACCTTTTTGTAAGCACCATGAACAGTCAACTGATGGATAATATGACTACCCACTTCAGCTAGGTCAGTATGATTAAGATCTGCAATATCCCGATGTAAAAAATTCACACGAGAATATCTTGTTTTACCGTCGTTTTTTTCGATTAAATACCCTTTAGATTCAAACCACGTCGGGTCAAGCCAAATTAAGTCAATTGATGCAGGCTCTGTCATGGTAGTTGCCAATGCAACTATCAATTTTTGTACGGACTCGTCGTTAAAGTCGTTAGTTTCAGAAAGCCATATGGATAGTTTATTTTTGTTTGTGCGAGTACAACCCGTTATCGCATCTGCGGTAAACATTGATGGTTCAAGGTTAACATTAAAATCCCATTTTGCACGTGAGAACTTCCTTAAATAAAAAGCCATCACAAGCTCCTAAGGTACTCGAGCACATCGATTTTATATTGTTGAACCCAATCCTGATCGAAATCTCGCATTTTTTCCAATATAAACACATGGGACTTTTGCCCCCACGCTTCTAATGCTCTAATCGCTGCTTCGTTTACATACGGGTCAGGAAGAGAATTAAAACCCATAACTATTGAATCAGCTCTATAGCCAAGCCAATCATAATCAATAGTTGATGCAACATTTAAAAAGGTTGTTATATAGTGGCTATCAGCAGTATACAAGTTAACCCAAGCGCGATTAAATGCCTCAAGAAATATTGCCTTGTCCTTATGGTATAAAAATTCAAGATATAATTGAGTCTTGCTTGACTCACCTTCAATATACTCATCAGAGTAGATCAGCTCAATTATTCTTGAGACATTTTTACTTACTCTCAATTCAAAGTCAGAGTTAAACAGCCCACCACGATTAATATTTCTAAGGTCATGATTTTGATTGGCGCTGCTGCTCGTTAACTTCAGGCTGTAATTCTTCTTTTGAAGAAAAGACGCGTTGGATATAAACCCGCCTTCGTTGATGCTATGCAAATTCTCAACAACAGATGTTGTTGGCTTTGCTGTGTCATGAAGATGTAATCTATAATTATTTTCCATATTAACAGCCTTTATAATTCTGAATAGCGACCGAGGCGCTTCATATTTATCTTGTTATCGGCACACAAGGCTTTGGCAACATTTAACACATTTTCCCAACCAAAACGCATTACACCATTCTGAGGTAAAGTGTTGGTGTCGGTTTCAAATACGATACAATCAGTGGGTATACCGCCATTCATAAACGGAGCAACGATCTCGCCTCTTTTAATTGTACTAATACTATTTACTTCCTCATCAAAATCGTCAATTTTTTTTCTTAAAGCGATTCTATTATCCCATTCAAAAGGCTTGACAGCGTGATAAGTAAATAGCTCGTTATAAAGTTTTTCGTATCTTTCTTCATTTGCTTTATAGATAGTAGTGCTCAAAACAGCTATGCGATTGCCTTTTTTTGCAGGGAAGCAAGACTGCAATGCGCTCAAAACATCTAATGCCCTGTTGAAAAAATCATCAAAATCAACACCAAGGCAATTGATGAGAATGCCATGACTTGGGAATTCTATCTTGAACTTTTGTTCAAAATCCATCATTGCAAAAATCTGACGTTTATCTCCAGTTATTCCATTGATTTCCTGACCATAAGTTGGCATCAGATGGAACTTTGCCAGCCGTTCCATCAACAGGCTGATAACTGGGTTGGTAGTCGTAATTTCTTCATTATTGGTGAAAAAGTTTACTTGGTGAGTTTGTTGTAGAAGTTTCATGCCCCATCCATCCTTTGTGACGCTCCCAGTCGTTCAGAGAAGCAGCAGAATTGCATAAAAGTTAATGTGGGTATTGTAATGCATTAGTCAATACAATATGAGGTTTTATTGAAATGAAAACAGCACTTTTTTTATAGATATTCGTTCTATAGATGCCAGCGCGCGCTCGTACCCCCGCCACGCCTGCCCGCTTTATGTAGTGGTTTTCATGCACTCGCATGAACACAGCAAAAGCCCGCCAGTTCTGGCGGGCCGGGGGACATACGATCCTTTTGGGATCATGCGAATTCATGCAGCATAGTCATGCAGTGTCGGGGTCTGATTCATTCCAGATAAAAATCATCGGGTGAGTCAGGTTCTTTTGGTGGGCCTTTCTCAAGTTCATCCATAAAAAAGATGCCTTGTCGAAGCGAAACAGGGTAGGGAATTTCAATCACGAAAACAAAATCGTAGGTTCGGCCAAGCCAGTAACCGCCGCCGCTTTCTTTGGACCTCTGGAAAAATACCCATTCACCAGGCTTGTAGTAGGTCAGCGTTTCACCCCGATAAACTATCTGGAATTTTTCAACGCTCTTAACCATGCTCTAACGCCTCGCTATGCTCGTTGTTCAACATTGCTGACGCCAAAATCAAGATTTTGACGACAGCAACGTTACATCAATGCTGCCAGCTGTCGTCCTGCCAAACAGCCTGGAGGATGTCCATTACATTCTTTTTGTCTTCATCCTGCCGAATGCCGCTTAACTCGATACCGTTTGCACTGCCCTTACGAATTCGAATTGCCGTTTTAGGGTATTGGGGGAGGAGGTTTTTAAGTAATTCCGACTCAAGTGCATCAAGCGTTGCTTGGCTGATTTTCTGCTCTTTATCGATCATGATTTCTATGCGCATGTCAGTTCCCCTCGTTAATCGGCCGCATAAAAAAGCTCATCTTCAGAAACGTTATCACCCTCTAAATGAGCCAGTTCGGCAATGATTGTCATAGCCAGCTTCATGTCTGATGGTTTGCAATTAGCAATAAGTGAAACTTCAGCAATAAATTGCACACACGCCATCTTCCTGTGCATCTGGCCCAAATCTTGAATTGTCATTACCCCTCCTTAATGCAAAGACTGTATAAAAATACAGTACAATGCGAGTATGTAAAAGTGAAACGTTTTTTTACTATTCAATGAGATTAATCTTGCAAAATATTGACGTTACGATTGTCGCGGATCGCCCACTGACGCCACTTGTCATCTTCCTGTAAGCGTTCGTTTCGGTAAAAAACTCGCATTCCAGCGCCTGAGTTCAGGCTTCCACCACTCAGAAGCAAGTCAGTTTCATCATCATTTCCCTGAAAACCTCTTGCCTTCAGCTCGGCTATGAGAAGTGCTCTCTGGTGCTCATCGATTTCTTGTTTGTAGCTGCGTCGGGAAAGGGGTTTAACCTTTCTCAGTCCTGCCAACAGTTCGCGGCGTTCTTTTCTGCTCATTTTTTCAAAGTCTGTTAAGGCATTCGTAACCTCTCCAGGCTGTTCCGGTAGATCCCCGGATAAAGAAAAACCCTCAGAAATGTTTATTTTTTCATCAGGGGGACAGTTATTGCCACGAGTCCAAGGGGCGCTAGCGCCCTGGTCGGCTGTCGCCTCCTGAACGTCAACGGCTTTACGGACCATTTTCCATTTGGTCGCGTGCGTGCAAATCCGGCCCGCAACTAACGGGGACCATATGCCATAAATACGGGTGCCGTGATCACCGTAAGCGCTCGGTTCTTCGTTAAGCTCATATGCCGTTCTGACAATGTGGTGTTTGCGGGGAACCAGCACGCCGCCCTGTTTCATAATGTAGGTGGCAAAACAGCCCACATCAGCAGCAGCAAGCACGGCATCGAGTTGCGGGTTGTCCAGTACCGGCGCACCCGCTTTTTTGTCGTTTTGCATTCTCAGCGCCTGGCCGGCAAGCAAACGTAATTCGCGGTAAGCCTGGCGGCCCGGAATACCAAAGAAGCGGAATTGTTGAACACGATGCAGTGAAGCCCATGCGCCAACGTTTTCAGCATTGTCACGCAATGACTTGCCGGTCTCTGCGCTGATTTCGTCAGACAGCCCACGGCCATCGATGTTTTTGCTCACATACTTAGCGATGTAACTGGTTGGCGTGCCTTTGCGCGGGTTAATCAGTTCAGACTTAAAGCGCGGCCCGGTATTGTTTCCCAGCTCCTCGCGGTCTTCTCGGATGGCAAACTTACGTAACAGTGCTGTGATCGATCGGCGGTCCTTTTTGCGCATAAAGCACAGCAGGTGCCAGTGTACGGTGCCGTCATGATGAGGTTCTGCAACGCGGACGCCATACCAGCGCAACCCGGCTTTGTGCATGGCTTTGCGGTAGGCGGCAAACGTATCAACCAGATAATCGCTGCTTTCGCGCACGGTAGCGCTGCACCACTTCGGATTGGGTCTGCCGTTGTTGAGAGTGGCATGGAAGCGAGACGGGCAGGTGATTGTGTAGAACACAGCGCAGTCTCCGCGCATTTCGGCGATAAGCTCCAGCCCCTTAACACAGGCCATCATTTCATTACGGCGATGTGCCGGGTTGCTGCTACTGGCGTTAACGACGTCCTCCATATCCAGCGTGTCGCCATCCTCATTAACCAGCTCATGAGAGCGGAAAAACTCCAGCGATTTACGGCGCTGCTCGCGCTTATGGATCACCGCCTCAAAGCTGACGTAAGGCGATGCTTTTTTGTTGACCAGGCAGACAGCGCGCAGCTGTTCCTCTCGCCACTCGCATCGAATCTGCCACAGCTTGCGATACCACCAGTCCGCGCAAAGCATCCGGGCCAGTGATGGCGGGATCAGATCATAGGGGACGGGTTTACGACGGCGTTTTTTACGGCGCAGCTGTTCGAACGCAGGCGGGATGACATCAAGTCGCATTGCTTCAGCGGCCACAATTTCCCATGCCTGGCGGATCTGTTCAGGCTTCACATCATCAATCACAAACAGATGGTCGCTCGCCCTGTCAAGGCACATGCTCATGTGCGCAGCAACCAGCGTTGACAGCCGCTTAACCTGGTTTTGATTCATTTCAGGTAAAACAAGCAGACCATCCAGCCCGTCATGACTTGCCATGAACCGGAAAGAAGCAGATACCTGGCTTTCACGCACAAGTGCCAGTCTTTCGAGGCAGGGGCGGATAGTTTCGCGCAGATAACGTGAATAGGCTTTTGGCCTGCCAAGGCTATGGAAGAATTTGATTCTTTCCATCAAAGGTTTACTGATGTGCGGAGGCTGTGCGCTGACATCACCCACGATAATCAGATCAGGATTAAAGTGCTGTTGTTCACGGGCCATTTTGGCCCGGCTAATCAGCCTGTCATGCTCCATCTCTCGCTGGACAGGGTCGCGTGATTCATTGAAGAAAAAACGGTCCCAAGCCTCATCACTCAGCGCCTCACGGCGCAGCTGCTCCTGCTGGTTATCCGCAGCATAGAGAGTGATCAGGTTTGAAAGCGCAGAAACCGGCGCAACTGCCGCCGGGTCCAGTTTCGGGTTAATCGCTTGTTTAGGGGCATTCCACGGGTAAGCGTATGGCACTGTCATTTTGTCGCCTGTATTTCTGGTGACCAGTCAGAGCCGCTTGCCATATCGAAACCAATAAAATCAGGAGTCCACTTCGGGGTGCGAACTGCAATAATTTCCGATGCGCGCTTTTTCTCGCCGGCTTTAACGCCAACAGCACGGGCTACGCTGATTTTGGTAATTCCAAATGCGCGGTAAATGCTGCGGGTAAACATGGTATCGCTGTTGGAAACAACTACAGGGTGGCTTTCAGAGACGCCCAGCAGGTAACAGGCCAGTGAGTGCTGGTCGTCTTCGGTAAACCCGCCTGTGTGATAATCGGTGAATGTGCCGTGATACGGCGGATCGCAGTAAACAACATCACCCGTTTTCACCATGTCCAGAGTTTCACGGTAATCAGCACAAATGAATGTTGCCCGCCGCGCTTTCTCAGCAAACGTCTCTATTTCAGCCAGGGGGAAATATGGCTCGGCATAATTACCGTATGGGATGTTGAATTCCCCCCGACGGTTATAGCGACATACACCCCGATATCCGTGGCGATTCAAATAAAGAAAATGTGCAGCACGTTCCAGCAGAGGCATTGAAGCACTATTATTGAATTCGTCGCGTATCTGGTAATAACTTTCCTCTGTCCTGTTCTGAGTGAAAAGAGTAAACGCCGCCATGATAAACGGGCTGGAGTGTTCTTTTATCTGCTGGTAGAGATTAATTAAATCGTGATTAATGTCGGCAATAAGATATTCCCGGTAATCAGTATTCATCATCACGGCACAGGAACCAGCGAATGGTTCAACCAGGCGATTTCCTGCTGGCAGGTGCGTCAGCAGTTCGGACATGACACGAGACTTATTGCCCGCCCACTTAAGGATAGTGCTCATTGCGCCCCCCCTTTTTTTAATTTTTCTGAGTAATGCCACTCTCTATCAGGTGCAATTAACGCCCCCTCAGATATACCTTTTTCATCATCACGGAATAAAGCCAACCCTAAAGGGTGGAGAATTTCCCTATTGATTCTAATAATTAGGCCAAGCGAGCTAAGCTGATTCCAATCCATCCAAGAAAAGACGCCTATTTTCGCACGACCATCAGGCATTGAAGGAAAATTATCAGTGCATAAATCAGACCAGTGATGCACAGTCTGGACAGACTCAGAAATCCTGTAATTTCTAAGCTCCTTCAGTGCAGAAACTATATCTGAGTGATAAATCTGGTCGGCTAAACGCTTACCTTCGAGGGCGCTATCACTTGCCAGCGATTCGATACCTATAAGTGTATTCAGACTTTCAATAGTCAATCGATTAATAGTCATACTCTCCCTCCTTTATAATTAACTTCTTTCCATTCACTTAATTCTTTGCATGTCACGCACAGTTCAACACCCGGCAACGCGCGACGACGTTTCTCAGGGATTTCCTCTCCGCATGATTGACAGAAAAACTCACACGCCCCAGCAGGGCGGTTAGTAGCGTGTGCCAGATTGCGCGCCAGTTCCTCCTGAACGCGCTGCTGGACTAAATCCATTGAATCGGCCATCAGTGCATTGCCTCCTGTGCTTCGTTTTGATAACGCTCTGCTTCCTGGCGGATAAGTTCGGCAGCCTCAACACCGCTTAAACCTTTTTGTTGAATTTGCATTGCAAGACCAGTAAGGCGACGTGCTACCAGCAGGCCGCGCTCGGCGCGTTCTTTCGCGCGTGCTGATGTGATGATTGTGGAAAGCTGTTCCACTTCTGCGCTGAATTTCCGTGTTTCAATATTTCGCATATCTGTTTCTCCAGAATTAGGGCAAAAAAGTGCCCGGCGGATTTACGCCATTTGTTTTCTTTGGGTTAATTAATTAGGAAGTGTCAATTTCTTAGGAAATAAACTCACGACTGCACGAAAGTGATTCATTGCACTAATCAGCGCCTTTACCTCGTCACTCGTCAGTTCACTGTATTCAACGCTGTGACGTTCTTTGCTGATATTTGCCAGAAAGAAAATTGCGCTTAATGCGCGGCTGTTTTTATCATGCTGCGAATCACGTTTATTGCGCATGGCGTTGATGAAGCGCTTTAATTCATTGCTGCAATCACCGTTCGTCATGGTACGAAGTAAAGAAATGTGATTCAGAGCATCAGCACGCTGCCCGGCGTTCATCTGAACAGTAATGTTTTCAGCTTTGTAATCCATGATTTTTTCCTATTACGGGTTAAACCTGCCAGCAGCTCGGCCTGAGAGTGTGCCGGGTGCCAACGCCTGCCGTTTACGGTTTCAATCCAGCCATGTCCAAACGTTTTTAACTGTTGATGCGGTGACTGATTTTTTAACAGTGTTACAAATACCGGCATAATTCACTTTTCCCCTTTTTAACTTCTCTTACGTTTTCACCCCGGAAGCGTTCACCATTTACCAGCGTGAAAAAACCGCTGCCGTCGCCGGATATTGACGGGTAATAAAGCGAGACATTTTCCGCATCTACTGACATTTCATTTCCGCGATAGCGAAAGTAATACGTGAAGCCTTCCCCCATAGTCCTAGCCCATACCAATGGATGCACCGATCCCGCTAATAACATCAGCGGTGCCCGCCAGTGCAGGGTTTGAATGAATGCGAGCCTGAACGGCCAGAGCAGCAAGAGTCAGACAGCGAATACCGGTGTTAACGCTTTGAACCACACTGCGACGGCATGCCGTAGTGATTTTGTCCTGGCTTGCAGCGTTAGCCGCCAGCGCGCCAATCTCGGCGGTTGCTTTCAGCACATAAGCCGGGAATTTGTCATTAGCAACTTCGTTTACCGGTACACATGGAAGACACTGCAATTGAGCCAGTGCCCCATCAATCAGCGTTGCATCTTCAGTAAGGTCAGTAAGGAGCAGCATCTCACTTACCGTTAATTGATGAATCTGATCAGGGTTTAGTTTGTTACGCAGTGTTTGCACTTTCATGCCAGCCTGTTGGGCCAATTCAACCATGTTATGTGCTAATGCAAACTGACGGCAGGCGTCGTCATAGTGTTTTTGGGTGGAAGTCTGATAATCAAACATGCCAATTGCTCCTTTTAACTTACAAAATTAAGTTACTGAAACACGGCGTAGTTTGAATTCAGCGCCTGAGCCAAAAGACGAGCACGGAACGCGACCATATTGATACGGCCTAAACCACCCTCACGGGAGCGAGGAACGATAAGGAGTTCGCCCCTTTTCACCATTTCTTTAACGGTGTTTAGGCAGCATCCATACTGCTGTGCAAACTCGTCATATGAGAGGAAGTCCGGGCCTGAAGGGATTGCAATTTGAATACTCATAGGTGAATATCCTCGGTTAGGTTCTTTTTGAGTAGATTTTAGCACATTTCGCGGTGTGAAAAATGGATGATAGTGATCATTTGGCTATGTGTAAGCATAATCATAAATATATTTTGGAGGTTGGATGCCTGGCTCATATGGTGATGTTCGTGAAATTTTAGGAAGAATCCTTGATTCTTATGGAGTTAGCACGCGTCAGGCATATGCTGATTTAGCAGGCATGCCAATTGGCACCGTTAATAATTGGCTAAAGCGCGGGAACCTTCCTGGTGACTACATTGTTCAGTGCGCACTCGAAACTGGTGCGGATTTGAACTGGCTGGTTAGTGGTGAGTTTACAAATGCAAACTCACCCAAAGAAACACACTTCCTGCTTAAAGGAAAGGCTTTGCTTGCTTCGATGCTTGAATCAGGTGGTAAGCCGGTAATACGCCGATTGATGCAAGCCTATGGTTTCAACTTACAAAAGGAACTTGGCGACTATCTTGATATACCCTCACCAACCATGAGCGCATGGGTGCGCAGAGACCATTTTCCCGGCGAAGTAGTTATCGCGTGCGCGTTAGATACCGGAGCATCTCTTTACTGGCTCGCCACAGGGAAAGGAGCTATGCATAGCGAGGAAAACACATCGCATTCACTGCCGGATGAAATACGGTGCATTCCAAAATATTCAATTCATACAGGAATCATGAGTGAGCACGGTGCGTGGTATTGCGATAGTTCTCTCTTAGATGATTCCATTAATAACCCTGCCTTAATAGTCAAAGGCTCAAACCAATGGTGTGTCGATCTGGATGCAAAAACCATTGGTAATGGTCGCTGGGTGATTGACCTGGACGGCATCATTGACGTTTACGACGTATCGCGTTTGCCTGGCAACAGACTGAACGTAAAAAACGAGTCGTCCCGGTTCGAATGCAACGCTGACGATATTGAATGCGTGGGCATGGTTCTAATCACTCTTAGCAAAAACTCTTGAATCTATGGCGGCTAAAAAACTCCCAACAGGTGAATGGCTTTGTGACTTCTATATAGATGGAAGGGGAAGCCGTCGCATTCGTAAGACATTCGCGACTAAAGGCGAGGCAGTAGCTTATGAAACTTACAAACGCGATGAGGCAAATCAAAAGCCGTGGTTGGGAGAAAAAGAAGATCGGCGCAAGCTCAGTGAACTAATCACGCTTTGGAATGACCTACACGGCAAACAGCTCGCAGCCAATAAATCCCGCAAAGCGAAACTTGATATTGTTTGTAACGGGCTTGGTGATCCCATCGCTTCGCAAATCACCCCTAAACAGTGGGCGCATTACAGGGAGCGCCGTCTCAGCGGGGAAATCAGCAACGGTTATCATACCGACCCTGAAAAATGGAAAGTCAAACCGATAACAGTCAATCGCGAGCATCAATATCTATACGCCGTATTCAATGAGCTAAAACGGCTTGGCGAATGGAAATTGCCAAACCCTCTTGATGGCCTTCGTATATTTAAAGAAACCGAGAAGGAAATGTCTTGGCTGACTGACGAGCAGATCAAGAAGTTACTTGATGCAATGGGTCGATATGGAAAACCACATCTGACGCAGATTGTTAAAGTTTGTCTTGCCACTGGCGCACGCTGGAGTGAAGCAGAAAGGCTAACCCGTTCCCAGCTTTCAAAGTACAAACTTACTTTCACCAAAACCAAAGGCGGCAAAAACAGAACAGTGCCTATACCTGTGTGGCTGTTTAAGGAAATGGAAAAGCTGGAGGGGCGGATGTTTAAGCCCTGCTACCAGGAATTTAAAAAGGCGCTGGCGCTAACGGATATTGAATTAGTGGAAGGGCAGATGACCCACGTTCTGCGGCACACTTTCGCAAGCCACTTTATGATGAACGGCGGAAACATCCTCGTTCTGCAACGCATACTTGGTCACGCGAATATCCGTGAAACGATGCGTTATGCACACTTTGCACCGGATCACTTGGAAGAGGCGGCAGAACTGAATCCGCTTAGTCGTCTTTTGTCCACGGTTTGACTACGCAGCATGTGCGAGGATGGTCTAAACCATGCTTAGGATGTGCGTAACTTATTGTTGTTATTGTAAATCATTGTTTTCTAATATGTGCTAGTAAAAGCGTCTTAACTAAGAGCTCGCGTAAGCGACATCTCAAAGTTAATAGCAAACAAGGGGTTGGCATCTGCCAGCCCCTTTTTTTATCCGCGTTTTAAATGATAAATGGCGGTATTCACCGGGCCACTTTCCAGCACGATTAAACCGTAGCGGTAATCGACAAAACTGAAGCCACTGCGCTCTGCCACTGCACGGCTGGCGCGGTTATCTGCTGCTGCCAGAATCTCCAGCAACTTCACCTCAGGTGACTGAAAGCCTAACGTAATCAGCTGGGCGACTGCGCGTGTTGCTACTCCCTGACGCTGAGCTGTCGATCGTACCCAATAACCTAATGCGCAAAATTCTCCAGGCTGTTGAGTAAAACGAATACCGGCACCGCCCAGCAACTGATCGTTTTCATCGACAATCGCGAACTCTTCGGCTTCTCCTTTGACGCGCTGGATATGAGTAAAGTTGATCCAACTGCTAGCCTCATCGCTGCAATAATTATCGTGTGCCCACGCCATCCAGGGCGTCAGACTGGTGAGGGATTCATTCACTGCCTGGGCAAAAGAGGCGGCGTCCTGCAAATGAAAAGGTCGAAGACCAACATGGCGAATACTCAT